TCAGAAATCGCAAACTGAATAATTATTCAGTTTGTGTCTTTTGCCTTCCTCAGATCTCCCTCCTGTTAATGCCTTCATCAATGGCGCTGCACCATCCTTGTGGATGACAATGTAATGCGCACTTCTCGCCAGTTCGATAAAAGCCTCCAGCGTTGCGACATGCTCATCAGCTCCAATGGCCCTTGTCTTGATTATTTCTCCATTTCGAAGGGTGATTAATATTCTGCTTTCGCCGGAGGGGAGTTTCCCTGTTGCCCCGTCTGCTAACAGACAATGAATGTACTCTATGGCATCCATCACTTGTGCGCGGGTGAGTTGTTCAATACTACCGACGCCAAAGCGCTGGTGGATAAGCTGATAGGCTTCCTGAAATGCCATGCAGCGCATACCGACAAGAAGGTGAACGGCGTCACGTAGTGGCGTTCGATGCATCGGAGTGGTCAGGACAATTGATTCTTTGTTCTGACTGAGTTGCTTCTCGCACTCAATGAAGTATCGGCGGATCTGGCGGCCTTTTTCGTTGCGCTCAACCATCGCCAGTTCCTTGGCGGTGTCCAGGGTGATGTAGAAGTCCTTGCGGCCACGCCCATGACCTATTTCCCGTTTTTGGGAAATAGCTATGTAGTCCTGATTTTCAACGAATTGATACTCGTTTAGTCGGTCAGTAATCCAAGTAGCGAAGCGCTTGCCTACTTCGAGGAAGGCGTGCAGATCGCGGGCATTGCAGAGCAGGTGGGGGTCGTTGGATATCGTGCCGTTGAAAACGGGGATGAGTTGATTGGTCATTTTTATGTCCTTTGCATTTGTTCAGATAGCCCTGTGTTCAGCAGGGCGGTCAGGTACTTGAACACCGTGCAAAGTCGGCCCGTATCCTTAACCTTTCGGCTGTTTTTCGGTATACGCGCTACCCGACCATATCTGAAAAATGGACATAAAAAATCCGCATGACTGACAGGTGCGGTTTCCGCTTTGCAAGGTGTGTTCAGCACCATGAAGCGGAATATAGCCCCGTTGATGCGGATTTGTCAAACTACTGGCCATTTATCAAAGGACGATCCAGCGTCGGACTGATTTGCACCTTTCTGTCGTAGATAAGCACCTGACTTTCTGTTTTGTGACCGCTAAATATCTGCTTATCCCTGCTACTCCCCTCAAAATCTGAAATGGCTTTTGCCTTTATATCGTGAAACGTGTAATCCAGTTGCCGGCCCAGTTCGCTTTGTGCGGCACGTACGGCCTTTAGCCAGCGATTATTGAACGTCTTGCGGATGAACTGAGCACGATCGTTGTTATAGATAACCAGTGAATCAGGTGAGAGCCTCGGGCATTCTGTCTGTGCCGTTTCCAGCGCCTGCCGAAGGCGGGGCGTCCACACCTTAATTTGCTTTTTCCCTGTCTTACCCTGCTGGATAAAAATCCCCTTGTCAGATATCTGCATCCAGCGCAGAGCGAGTACATCAGCTTGCCGGGCTGCGCACAGGTACGATATTTCCATTGCTGCCCTGACGACGTGATCTGCATGTTTATAAATCGCCAGGTAGTCTTCGTCAGTGATGTATTGCTCGCGGGCCTTGAGAGAGAATTTACTGACGCCGGCGCACGGGTTTCCCTTAACGTAACCGCGTTCGTATCCCCAGCGGTAAACACGCGACATACTGCTCATTTCCTGGTTAGCCTGATTTTTACTTTGTAGGCCACGACGATCCATAAACTGACGAACGTCTTCCGGTTTGATTAAATCAGCTTTAACTTTACCGAATACGACAAGTAGTTTTTTCTGATGTTGCAGGTAATCCCGCTGGGTTCGTATTGCAAGCTCGGTGTAGTAGGCGCTTTTAAGAAACATCTTCCAGAGCTTTTCGAACGTCATCACATCTGAATAATTGCGTCGCTCTTCTTCGTACCGTTTCCATAACGCCGACATAGTGAAGGTGATTGGTCCAAGCGTCACGGTCTCCCGCGAGGTGGGTTTGTAGTAGTAACGAGTTCTGGTTTTTGATACGCGCGGGGGTAACCTGTTATCACCCGGATCCTTTCTTCTGCGCCCCATTTAAATAGCTCCAAAATCGGGTTTCTCTTCTGTACTGGTCTGCACGGTGATCTGTCCGTTCAGTACAGCGTTGATATGTGTCCAGGTAACCATCGGGCGTCCTTCCCGGTCGGGAATGTACGACACGCCGCCACGGTCCAGTATTTCCCGTTGTTTGGATGGTTTCTGATAGCCGGTAAACTCAATCAGTTCAGCGTCTGTTAGCAGATCGTTTTCTCTGGTCATGTTGGTCTTTCCTCATCATCCGGTACACAGCGTCGTCAGCATCACTGCAGGCGCGTTCGATGTCGGACTGGGTCAGTGTCTTCTTTCGTACGCTTGCCGATAACCGGCCAATCTTTATATCGAAATCTGTGAGCAGAGTAGCTCCGGGTTGCCATCGCAGCATTGCGACCTCCTGTGAATAGTGAGGCCGCAATGCTAGCGGTAGCGGGGTTTTATTTCTGATTACGCTTAATCAGGTTTGCAGGGAGGAATGCGCCTTTCTCACGCGTAACCTTCACGTTTTTCGGCAGACGCATACCCAGTTCACAACGGCTGCGGGCTTCAATAATTCCGTTACTACCGTCAGGGAGAACAACATGTACCGCATCGCCACGTTTGAGAGATAGTTTCAGCATATCAGCGCACCTGCAATGAACGTTCGCCGATCTCAAGATGGGCGCCCGGTACCGGGTTTAACAGTTCGGCAGGTACTTCACCGCCATCAGCGGTGATTTGCGCTGCGGCAGCTTCCGCAGCCTCGATTGCCTCTTTGATGGCTTTTTTGTCCGGGGCGATAATCGTCTGAACAGTTACCAGATCATCAGGCAATAGCTTTTCGTTATCGATCACAACGCTGATGCTGCCTTTACGGGCAGTGAAAGTGTTTTTAGGTGTCTTGAGCTTATCCAGATTCGCGGCCATAAGGCACGACAGAATATATTTCCTGAGCGTTTTATCTTTATTTTCGAAAGACTTTTTGCGCTCCGCCAGGCGCTTCATTTCCTCATCACAGGTTTTGGCATGTCCGAGATTATTGCGGGCTAATACCATGATGGCATCCAGCTTATCCGCCAGTTCTCCTTCAATGCCTTCCAGAGTATCGGCGATCATTTCCGGAGTCAGTTCATCTGAGCTTTCCAGCAATTGCAGCAGGTTGGTATAGTCGGCAGCTAACGCGATTGCAGTAGTCATTATGCTTTCTCCTGTACTTTTTTCAGTTCGGCGATACGTCCATCTTTGATAGTTGTCAGGCGACGCAGACGCCCACCTAAGTAACGGGCATGCTGTGTGTCACCTTTCGCCTCTGCATCCTTGCGATGCACCTCCGCTTCGCGAGCAATCGAAGAATAGACCTTGTTGATCTCGTGCTCTGATACAGCAGATGCAATGGTGTTAGCGACTCGGGTCAGTTTGTCGTCCAGTTCCTGACGTACGCGGGCGGCATCCTCGGCGTTTTCGCTGGCGTTTTTGAGCGCGAATTCTGCTTTATTTTTCTGGCGATACTCCGGGTTATCGTACAGGCCCATGAAAATATCAGCGCAGAAACCAAGTGCAGACAGCGCTTTTTTGGTTGCGTCAGTCAGTGATTTTTTTGTCGCTTCACCATCGCAAATAGGGCCGTATTTGCTGCCGTAAATATACGGGGTACACCCGAATGAAATCTCTTCACCGCGCGCACCATTCCGGATGTACCAAAGTCTGATTTTGATAACGTGGTGTTTCTCTGTCAGGATGCCGCCTACACCGTCGGGAATAAACTCCCATGTATTGTTACCGTCAGTCCCTTTGACTGCGCGAGTAATTGGCGCGCCATCGTCAAAGCGTTCTTCAAGAATATCCACACCCCAGCCGATACCTTTCGGACCAAATTCGCGGGTAGCGATCATGGTCATGTAGGTGCCATTGATTGAGGTTCCGCCGCCATTCACAGAGAACGCAGTAGTAAAACGCTCATCTGTTTTGAACACCTCTTTCCACAATTCCAGGTTATCGCGTTCAGTAGACTGCATTTCGTTGATGCTCTGAACCAGTTCAGATGCCTGCGGGAGCTGCTCTTCACGTTTAACGCGCTCGACAAGTTGATCCGCATCCTGAACGAGAGTTTTTACTTTATCGCTCAGCTTTTCTTCCTGCTGGTCAGTTTCGTCATGGTTCGTTGCATAAACGCCGTAACCCATGCTGTTCAACTTTTCTCGGGCCTGTGTTGCCTGGTCTTCTGTAACAGTTCCTTGTTCGGTCACTTCCTGTTTTTCACCTTCCTTTGAGGCGGTTTCAGGCAGAAGATTATCAACAGAGAACATTCCATTGCCGAGGTTTGATACCTGAGGTTGGGAATCTGTTTTAACCCATTTAGGATCGTTAGGGTCGCTGATACCTTCGACGTACTCGCCGCGCTCTGCCGCAAGCAGTTTGCTGGTTCTCTCCGCATCAGTACCAGCACACTCGAACTGACCATTTTCAGCCAGCCAGGAATCAATATGGTGCCGCAGTGACTCAGGGAAATGGTATGTATCTTTAGCAGGTGCATTCTGAATAACGCCAAAAACACTGGGGCGGTCATACTTCAGGATCTGCTCTGTCGTACGTAGTGCCGCTGACCAGCGTTTGAAATCTTCTCGGTCTTCTTCAATGATGTGTTCAGCAGATCGTAGCGCACGAACTGATACTGTTTCTGTGAAATTAATCGGGAGAAGGGCGAGGGCAATTTCCTGATCCAGTGTGGCATAAGAATGCTTATATCCGCGCTGTGGTGCTACTTTGTTACTGTCATTGTTGACACCATCATTATTCAATGCGGTATTTTCCGGCCGCATTTCTTCACGCTTACGAGGATTTTCCATCCAGCGTTTAATGAACTGTGAAATTGCTGCCTTACCCGGTGCCTGGCCTTCAAATTTAGCGAAGATGGCCTGAATCAGATTGTTTACCCCCTCAACATGCATGTGACGAACGGGTTCGTTATTTTCCAGGGCATGAAGAATATTAGAATTCAGCCGATCGTCATCATCAAACGGCTCGTGGCTATTTTCCAGATTATCAAGATAATCCAGCACCTGAGAGTACAGTACACCGTCAATGGGGGAATCACTGAACATAAGAATGGCAATGAAGCGTTCACGAGCTGGCAGCTTCGTCAGATCGATTATCTCGTCGTTGGCTGGCAAATTTAAAGTACTGGTGTCTGAATCGTTGGCGATCCACTTTTCCCCGTCTAATGTGTTCGCCTGAGCAAATTGCTCATCAAATTTTCCGACTTCCGGACGAGGCTGGCCCTCTGAATCTTCCCAGATTTTAGGTTTAAAATAGTTGTCGCCATTTGCAGGATAATGCTCCCAGAGTTTGCCGATGATGATACTTTCAGCGACTTTTTTTATTTGGCGCTTCGATGCTGATTGCCAATGCAACAGCACCATCCTTGATAGCAGATTTCTTCGGCTCGAACAGACAGTTATAAATTGTCACTTGGTCTTTCCTCTTTGGTTACTGGCGCTGGTCTGGCGCCGGTTGATCAAAATGGGATGTCGCTTTCCTGAACAGGTGAGTGATCAATACAGAGCAGTTGCTGTATTTTGTCGTCAACCTGGGCTATCTGACTTTGCGCCAAAGTTGCGATTTTCTCTTTCTGGTCACGCAACTGGTCGACCTGCAGAGCAATAATGTCGAATGGCTCTGGTTGGTTTACATCGATGGATATATTGCGCGTTTCCAGCAAGACATATTGATCTGGAAAACTACGTGACATGTCACAGGTGGCGACAATGATTTTTTCCTGAGAGAAAGTGTTGGCGTTGTAATGGATGTACAGCTTTACGGGGATGGTTAGCGCTTCCATAGCGGCTCCTTAGTGATATATACTCAGAGCCGATCAGTGTTGGCTCTGTCCTGCATTGGTCTTTCCTCTCCGCAGGGTTGGTCCCCTGCGGAACAATCCGGGTGGTTTGGTCGCCGCCCGGGGTAACTGGCCCGCCTTGTGCGGGCCTTTTGCCATCTAAAGGGTGCCGGTCTTTCCCGGCAGTCAGGCTGGTGAGGCCATCAGGTCTTTCCTCTTCCGGTCTTCCCCGGTGCCAGAGCTGGTCATGCTCGGTTTACGCTGGTCAGGCGTTGTACTTCCTTCGGTCTTTCCCTGGTGTCACATTGTGGGTTTGGCCTCTCCGTCTGGAGACTCAGTCACAACGGTAAAATCGTAACTGTGTGAAAAAAAGTGCCCACCGTGGTGGCTGGGCAAAGACTACACACAGCAATTTTGGATTCATTGCGGTCTTTCCCGCATGTCATCGTACTGGCGGCGACCCGCGAATTCGTTGCCTGTCTTTTAGCCACTTCAGGCTCGGTGGTATACTGGGCGTTCTCACATAACCAGCAAGGTAAAAACATGAGTCAACTTTCTAAAATGCTTGAGGAAATTAAGCCAAAAGTCTCAGAAGCCACTCTGGAAGCAACAAACGTAATGCTTGATGAAGCCCTTAAACTGTTAACTTCAGAACAACTAAAAGCCCTTAAAAACAATGTCACCCTTCGATTTCCTGATGTAGATGGACCATCTAACGGAGATGGTGTATCGGTCACTTACCAATTACAGGCACTTATCAAGCAAATCTTCAGTCGCTGAAATCAGATGTTTAACTTGGGTTTTTAGCACCTCATCGCTACCAATCAGTTGCTGCATGCCTGCGATGGTGGCAGCAATTCTCTCTGCTGCCGCTTTTTTCTCACCTTCCATCTCGCGCTCTGAAAAAAGAGCAATGAATGCGTCACGAACCTGTTTGGCCTGCTCTTTAGCGGGACCGCGGTTAACCTCATTGCCTGCAAAACCTGAAACTGTATTGATTTCGTCTGCCAGGCATTTGGCGGCAATTACCTGCACTTCGTGTGGCAGCTTGCTGAATTCCATCACTCACCCCATTGCTTTGTTGTTAGCGCCGATTCCCTCATCCGCTTTACGCCCGGCGGCGGAACGTTTTTCTGAACAACTGCCGCGTGGTTAGTGCGTCGTTGATGGAAGTTAATTTAATAAAGGTTAAATTATCAGTCAACATAAATTTGTTTATAAAAGTTAAATAAAAGGGCGACACTCATCCATTTATTTGATTTTAATGGATTTATTTTTTCTTGGAGGTTTTTCTTGCTTGGAGCAATTCGTAAAACAGACGATTAAAATCGTCCACTTTTCCGCGAAGCTCAGTTAAATGGCGTTCTTTTTCTGAACTGGGTAGTGCCCTGAAAAGCTCGAGTAGCTGCTCTTCAAGCTCATCTAATGTGATCTTATCTTCTTCAGATACTGCTGGAGGCTCGGGCTGTTTGTCTTCGTCCCCGTATAAAATCCAGGTGGGTGAACATTGCAGGGCCTGACTCAACTGGAACAAGTTCCTGCCCTGAGGCTCGTTGTCATCGTTTTCCCATTTAGAGATTGTGACGTGCGATACCTGCGCGAGTTTTGCGACTTCACGCTGAGTTAGGTTGAGTTCTTTACGTCGCTTTTTAATGCGCTCGCCAGGGCTGATTTTGTTCATGTAGTTAATATAAATTTACTTGACTTAATTTTCTTTAACTCGTAATTTTGTTTCTTAAAGTTAACAAAATGGAGATCGGCAATGTTTAAAAACGATGCTTTAGCGTTCTTTGGGAGCGCCACAAAGCTGGCTCGAGCCGCAGGAGTTTCACTTCCAGCAGTATCTCGCTGGGGAAATGTGATACCTGAGCGCCGAGCTGCAAGGTTGGATCGTGTTACTGATGGGGCTTTGAAATATGACCCCGAATTTTATCTGGAACCGAACAACACAACTGCAGCTTAACAAAGAGCGTATTTGAAATCTGATTACGCTTAATCAGGTTTTCAGCGACAGGAGACGCGACGAAGTGGAAAACCTCGACGAACTGAAAAGAGAAATCTTCAACTGGGCTGCTGAGCGTGGCCAGGAACATGTTGCTATTGAGATCACTCGCATGTGGTTTCGAATGGGTGGCAATACCAGCTACGTAAAACTTCACCCGATGGAGGATTCGAAAGGTAATGCTGACTGGCGGGCTATCAACAACAACCGGCAGCAGATTTTTCGCTGGCTACGTGGTGAGACGAAAGCGGCAAGAATCAAAACGAAAGCGCTGGCCATGGCGATGGAAGCTGCGTTGCCTGCGGAACGATATGCACAGCTGGGAATGACCACTCAGCAGTTAATTTGCATTGCGATTCGTGATTTTGCCGCGGCGATTATTGCTCTGTTGCTTGAAGCAAGGGATCGACCCCAGCGTATAGCGCAGGCATTACAAGCCATACAGGAAACACAGCGCCTGACCAGCGTTTAACTTGTATCGAGGAAAGACCAATATGCTGACTTCAATCGACCGCATTACATGGCGGAACGGATTTCGACTAAACGGGGTGCCAGCCACCCTGGATGATATCGAAGATATTTTCGAAGGCCGTCGCGCAGCTGCGCTATCTATCTGGGCGCAGTATGAAAAACTGAAAGAAGAACTCCGTGAAATGGAATTGTCATCTGAGGAATATCAGGCGGCATGTCGTCAAATCGCCGAAACTCTGGGGATTTGATCATGAATATACTCCCACTACTCGACAGGCCGATCGCCTTCCAGCGTAGTTTTATTCGCCTGAATATTGGTGTTACTGCCTCGCTTTTTCTTTCACAAATGACCTACTGGACTAACCGATCCGACGATGACGGGTGGGTATATAAAACCCAAGAAGAATGGGAAGAAGAAACAGGCCTTTCTCGCTATGAGCAGGAAGGGGCGCGTAAAAAACTTCGCTCAATTGGTGTACTGCTGGAAAAACGAAAAGGTGTTCCTGCTCGACTTTTCTACAAGGTTGATAATGACGTTTTTATATCAGGTACTTATAGCCGCAAACAAGAATGCGGAAAAAACACATACTGGAGTGCGGAAAACCACCAGACAAGTAAGTGGAAAACCAGCAAATATTCATACAGAGATTACTACAGAGAATATATATCCCTCTAAATCTCCCGTTGGGAGAGTTGGCGGACATGTATTGCGTGAGCAACTGATTTCCCTTCTCGAAGGTAAATTTGATTTTGAAAAAGCAGGTGAGCTTCACGATGCTGTTGAGTCTGCGATTGTTGGTGCAGGCTTTGACTGCCAGCGCGAATACCCGGTAGCTGATCGTGGTAACGGTCGCAGAGGCCGCGTTGATTTACTAGTAACTGGAAGCGATGGTGAACAATGCGGTATTGAAATTGATCGAATCAACGTGCGGGATAAATCCATAACAAAATTAAAACAGCTTAGTGATGGCTTTATTCTGGTCAGAGATGGCGTAATTACAGAACGCTACGAATTTGACGGGATCACTGTGATTGGTGCGCATCCAGAAACATCCTCGGTTGCTAATATTTCCCGCGAACAAATCCTTGCAGATGCTAAAAAAGCACTAGATTTTTACAATGTGCAAACCGGTACTCGCTGCCGTGACATGAAGCCGTTCCTGGCGCTTATGACCCCTACGACTACCCGAGACGGCTATACGCTGGATGATGTTCAGTTAGTTATTCGTTGGGTACTGGCTACCTGGCGCCGCCGGGGTGACAGCCTCCCTAAACCGGCAAATATCTGTCGAGTATGCCGCTTCGATGGTTATCTGGCTGACGCTGAGGCATGGGCCACCACCGAAGCCAGTATTGATCCGGTTGCGGTAGTCGATGCTTACAACGAAATTTTTGCTGATGTGCTACCTGCTGCAACCCTGGACGCCGATCGCCGCCAGATGATTACACGCCTCGCAGCCCACATGATCAATAAAACTACAGGCGCGTTTCTGGGATACCTTGAGAAATTTCGCAACACCGCTCCTGAATTTTATTTCGGTGGCGAGCATCACGACGGCTGGCGTGCCAGTTTTGATTATCTCATGAAACCCGAAACACTGCGTAAAACCAGGGAAGAGGCATTATGAATCCTCAGGAACTGGAAGCGTGTGTGCTGGCTGGCCTGTTGAATGGCGGTGCTTCTCCTGACGCATTTGACGTGATCGCCTCCACGCCAGAAGAATCATTCAGCATTGGTTTTCATCGCCGTACATTCAGCGAGATAAAAAAACAGGCGCTGACTAACGGCATGATCGACATGTTATTCATCAGCGAAGCGCTGGGCGGTTCAAGTCTGGCTGACCTGTCTGAAATATCCCGTATCCCCGCAACGGTGCCGAACCTGAAAGGGTATGCCGGGAAGATGGTTAAGGCCTGGCGCAGCCGCGCGCTGGCGAAACTTCTGCAGGATGGCGCTGACGGCATCCGCAAAGCTGCCAACCAGGAGCAACGAGATCAAGTGGTCGAAAATGCAGTGGCGCAGCTGCTGGACATGACTGCTGATAGTGGCGACGTTCAGCCGGTACACATCAACGAGCTTTTGCCCGCTTACATGGACACAGTACAGAAACGTATGGACGGTGACGAATCCACGCGCAATTTGCTGACTGGTATTGCGGATCTTGATAACGCAACAGGCAGTATTAACCCGCAGGATCTTATTGTCGTGGCTGGTCGCCCAGGCATGGGTAAAACAGAGTTTGCGCTTACCGTCGTTGAAGGTGTGACGGCAAAGGGCGGCGGCGCGTTGATTTTCAGCATGGAAATGGCGGCGGCTCAGATTGTTGAACGTTCGCTAGCTGGTGCCGGAAACTTGTCCGTTTCTCGCCTGCGTAATCCTCAGGACATGTACGACGAGGACTGGGCGAGATTGACCGCAGCCATTGGAGAACTTACAGACAGGGACATCTGGATTGTCGATGCGACCGATCTCACAGTCGAACAGATCCGCGCTATCGCGGAGACACACAAGCGACGCCATCCGCATCTGGCAATGATCATGGTCGACTATCTCGGCCTGATTAAGAAACCGAAAGCAGAGCGTAACGACCTTGCCGTAGCGCACATTTCCCGCAATCTCAAAACGATGGCTATGCGGCTACATACACCGACCTTTGCGCTCAGCCAGCTTTCCCGCGCGGTTGATACGCGTCCGGCGGCGCAGCGTCGCCCGGTAATGTCAGACCTGCGTGATTCTGGTTCCATCGAGCAGGACGCTGACAGCATCCTGTTTCTGTACCGCGATGAAGTTTATAACCCTGAAAGCCCGGCGGCTGGTGTGGCTGAGGTCATTCTCGGCAAATGCCGGTTTGCGGCTGCTGGTACTGTGGTTTATCAGGAATTTAAAAACGGTCACTTTCTGCCAATCGATCAGCTCGTCGGCAAAGAGAAGACCCGTATTCAACTGGAGGCAGCAAAACCCAGAAAACAGCAACGGAAGTATGCAGAGAAGTACAACACCGACGCATTCTAAAACGCCTGACCAGCGTGAAATACAATGAGGAAAGACCAATGACCGATTTAATTTATCCTAAAGTAGCGACAGATGACGATGCCTGTGACTGGACAAACGTAATCATCTGGCGGATGAACGCAGGTGCTAGGGCTCGCAGCCGTTCAGTTTATGTGCCTTGCCCGCGCCCAGTACCTGTTCCGGGATTAACTGCTCGCGCGGCCAAAAAAACTAAAAAATCAAAACCTGTTGAAACCAACCCACGGTGTTTCAGTAAGACGCATACGGGAACCGTTATTTATTCAGGTGGAGAGAAGACAGTAAAACTTCGCGAAACAGCAACTGTATGGACTTCCGGAAGCAAAGAGAATTACGACAAAAAAACGGGCTATAGGGTAGGTATTACCAGCCGCTGTTGTCTGCTGTTGGATACCATAAAACCCATTGAGAATCCCACTGAATCCCAATTAACCCAAAAATCCAGCGAACTGCCGGCGGAACACCTTGTGGCGATTATGAAGGGTAAAACGCTCTCATATCAGGGGATCATGTCTGCGATCAAAAAATATTACCCGGACATCAAAATAAGCCTGGATCAACTTCAGAAACGCGTCTTTGCGCTTTGCATGTCTAACTTTGTTGGCATCGAGCGGCATGACGACATGCCCGTTACACACTTCACGCTGAAAAGCGTTGATCCCCGTTTCTACGTTCACTCAGAGAAAAACATGAGGACTTAAGGCATGGCCGGGCAATCGGATTACCTCCCGCCCGGTCTCCCGCTCAATCGTGCAAAATGGCCACAAGAGTGCCAACTCAAAGAGCATTACGACATGCGCGCCGCTGCGCTCGTTCGTCAGCTCTATGAGCGTAAAGTTACTCGCCAGACTGTTATTCAGCACATTGACGCGACGCCGGAGAGTTATCGGGAGTTTTTCAGACAACGTTTGAATTATTGGCGGCAGCAGCACGAAGGGGGATCTGGTGGATAAACAACTGGTTGAGAAATGGGTCACGAATACTGAAGCGAAAAATGCCGCATCGATTGCTGCCGCCAACCGGGTTCGCCAGCAACTGCTGGTCCATGCAGATGCAGCTATGCTCGACTGGCGCACAGAGTTAATGCTGGGGGAAATCAGCGACACCGGCAGAGCAAAACTGTCGGCCTGGCTGAATTATAAGAATAAGGTTAAGTCGGTTGATGTTACAACCGACCCTGAACATGTTAGCTGGCCTGATTTGTCGGAGGCGTAGGCCATATGATATCCGGTACGATAAAGATTATCCAAAATACAACAAAGTACTTTAAATCAATATGTTATATCGCTATATATTGAGTTTATTTGATTTTTAATACGCAAATATATACACATTATCATTTTCCTCTCTCCGGTAGTCTATGTTTCGATAATGGCTGCCGGAGGTGCCTATCCTATAAACAACTCCTTAACTTCACTTCGAGATGCTCACAGCAAATTTTCTATACCTTGCTTGCACTGGTATGCTGCGTTCAGTATGGTTCAATAACGCAGCGAATCTGAAGCTATATGATCTTTACCTGCGTCCGGGGAGGAAAATACCTCCCTGTAAGTGACAATCAACCCCATAATCAGGGAGAATATTTATGACCTGTTTGCAGGCTTTTTTTTCAGACGCCGGGCACCCGCAGCTTTATCCCACTAGCCATAATGCGATTGGCTCTCGGAGTGTTCTTCTTCGCCTCGGGCTTTAACAAAGTATTTGTGCCAGAAAACCAGGACATGATGCTGGAAACCATTACCGATGCAGGTATCCCTTTCCCGGTATTTATGGCG